ATGGGTATGGAATAACGGCGTTCTCAAAGCGAAAGAATTAGAGAGCGCTAAGAAACATATCGATGAGGCTGCTCGTAAAGTTTCTAAGAAAGAACTTGAAGAAGCAAAGATTAGAGTATTCAACCATTTTCTTTCAAATATATAATTTTATAAATATTTAAAATAAATCAAGGAGTATCATAATGTCTGAACACGATTTAAACCAAAACGAAGAAGCTGATGCAGCATCAAATATGGCTACCATCGCTTCAAAGCCAACCGGAATTTCACGTTCCGACTTGATCGCAAAGATGGTCGCTTATGCATCATCTTTAGACAAGGAAACACTAGCACAAGCAGCAGAGACTATCGGAATGTCACCAGATGACATCTACAATAATAATGCACACCTTGCTACTGGCGATAATTCTGCAAAGAATAAATCTTCTATCAATTCTTCTAATGCTGCGGCGGCTATGCCAATGACTTCAGTAAAAGAAGACCTTGCATTGATTTTTGGAGACTCAACTGATCTTTCAGAAGACTTTAAACTCAAGATTAATACGCTCTTCGAAGCAGCAGTTTCAACAAGAGTTTCTATCGAAACAACAAAGCTAGAAGAATCTTTTGAAGAAGCCGCTTCAGAACTTCAGACCCAATTCGAAACAGATCTAGAAGAATCCGTAGAAAAGATTCAAAGTGAAATGTTAGAAAACGTAGATAATTATATTAACTACGCAGTAGCAGAATGGATCTCAGAAAATAAGCTCGCAATTGAGTCTGGCATCAGAACAGAAATTGCTGAATCTTTCATGCTAAACCTTAAAAATGTTTTTGAAGAACATTATATCGATATTCCAGAAGACAAAGTAGACGTTGTAGAATCAATGGCAGCTGAACTCGAAGAGATGAAGTCACGCCTCAATGAGACTACAGAGAGAAATATTGAGCTTTCTAAGGTTGTAAACCAGAAGGAAGTCGAAGATATCACTACTACTTTTGCTGAAGGAATGACTGACACTCAGAAAGACAAGTTCGTCAAGTTGACCGAATCTATCAACTATTCTGATTCAGCTGAATTTCGTAAGAAAGTTTTAATCATCAAAGAAACATACTTCCCTACAAAGAGCGAAGTAAAGGTTACTGAGGATCAACTTCTTAGCGAGAGCGTAGAAGAACCTGAAAAGGCTCCTTACGTTGACCCATCGATGAATAACTATGTTGCTTCAATTTCTAGAACTCTTAAAAAGTAATCTATTATAAATAAAATTACATAAACTCTAAAAGGAGATACAAATGATCGGTTTTAATGAAGAATTAATCTCAAAGTGGAAGCCAGTTCTTGAGCATGGTGATCTTCCAAGAATCACTGATGCACATCGTCGTAATGTGACTGCTACTCTACTTGAGAACACAGAAAAGGCAATCAGAGAAGCTGGCGGCGGTTTTGGCCAACAATCACTTCTCGAAGTTGCAACCAACTCAGTTGGCGCATCAGGTTACACTGGGAATGGCGGATCAGGCGTTGCTGGTTATGATCCAATCCTAATCTCACTCATTCGCCGTGCAATGCCTAATCTTGTTGCTTATGATGTCTGCGGCGTTCAGCCAATGACTGGTCCAACAGGACTAATCTTTGCAATGAGAGCTAACTACGCTAACTCATCTGCTAAAGGCACTGAAGCATTCTACGACGAAGCAAATACAATGAAGTCCACTGATCAGTTCGCTGGTGTTGGTGTAGCTACAATCGGCGGCAATAACGTTGGTACAACTCCAGCTCCTACTGCTGCTGCTTACAACTTCAAGGGCGGTATGGGAACTGACGTTTCTGAAGCACTTGGTGTTTCAGCTGAGTCCTTCCCAGAAATGGCCTTCTCAATCGATAAGGTTACTGTTTCTGCTAAGTCTCGTGCGCTAAAGGCAGAATACACGATGGAACTTGCTCAGGATCTTAAGGCTGTTCACGGTCTAGATGCTGAAACAGAACTTGCTAACATCCTACAGACTGAAATCCTTGCAGAAATCAATCGTGAAGTTGTTCGTACAATTAACCTTTCAGCCGTTGCTGGTGCTGCTGCTGGTGCGACGACTACTGCCGGTACTTTCGACCTTGACACTGACTCAAACGGTCGTTGGTCAGTTGAAAAGTTCAAGGGTCTTATGTTCCACCTTGAAAGAGAAGCTAACCAAGTTGCTAAGGACACTCGTCGTGGTAAGGCAAATATCGTAATCTGTTCTTCAGACGTTGCATCTGCTCTTCAGATGGCTGGCGTACTTGATTACACACCTGCTCTTAACTCAAACAACATGCAAGTTGATGATACTGGCAATACATTCGCCGGTGTCCTAAACGGCCGCTTCCGTGTATACATCGATCCATATACCACAGGCAACTATATGACTGTTGGTTATAAGGGTGCTAACGCATTCGACGCTGGTATCTTCTACTGCCCATACGTTCCTCTACAGATGGTTCGTGCGGTTGGCCAAGATACATTCCAGCCAAAGATTGGATTCAAGACACGTTACGGAATGGTTGCAAACCCATTCGCTCGTAGCGTTGTAGGAACTCCAAACGTTTCTGACGGTACAATTACTGTTGGTACAAACGCTTACTATCGTAGAGTTCTTATCACTAACATCATGTAATAAGAAGCAAGGTCAACTTGCTCATACTAAAAAGGGGGCTTCGGCCCCCTTTTCTTTTATCCGTTTCCCTTGCTGGAGTATTCATGTACTCGCTTAGGTGATTTGATCATCTGCTTGATCTCTTCCATGTGCTTTAATTGAATATAATGAAGGAAGACATACATCTTATCTGACGTGCTCCAATCCTTTGTATTCTCAATAAAATGATCTGGAACTAATTGTTTAAGATTTTCTACATATTCTTCTGTTGTCATTTTGTATCCTTATAAAGCCATTGATAAAAACGATCAGCAAGGACCATCACGTCACTGCTTTGAATAACGTCACCTGTCATGCTACTATTTTTATCGCTAATGAGATCATTAACATGCTTGGACCATTCAATTGACTTGTCCAGAGCCCATTGCTTATTCCAAAGGCGTTCTTCACGTTCCTTACGAGCAGTTTCCATATCATTTTCCGTCATTGTGTCACTACCTTCTTCCATTGTTTATCTTTTGGCCTAATCCAAAGTTCACCGTCCTCACCTACCGCCATCGATACCTGCTTATTGGGGTCACTGCTGCCTGTAAAAATTGAAATAGGGCTGTTTTCGTAATAAGGGCCGTTGATCTTCTCGCTCTTCTTAGTAGTACCCATGAGAGTCAGGCTTATTACATGATCTGGTGGTGCCTGAGAAGCAGCTGCTGTTCTCACACCCTCAGTAATTAGAGCTGCTGGTGCAAGAGGTAGAAATGCAAAAAATTTACGTCTGTTCATTTGTGTATCCTTTTTTAAGGCCAGTAATGTTTGCCTAATATAACGATGTTATAACGATAACCTTTATTTGCCTCAATGTACTTTTTATTTCCGAACTTGCTTATACGAAGAACTTTTGTAATTCTAAAACACCAACCTTTCGGATCAACATTATATAATCTCCAATAATAAAAAGGACCAATATATGTCATTCTATAATGATTTTTTAAGCAATTAACAGCCCACCAGATCCGCAATTTTAGGCATGTGGTTAGAAACAAGATCAGCAAATTTAGGTATAGGCGAGAGAAATATTTCATTCATAATACTCAAAGTCATGATGTTCACACCAAGGAGTATGAACATGCTCGGTTGATAATGTAAATGCCAATGCAACGATCAGCATTAACGGCGAAAGAAAAACTCCTAATAATCTCATGCTCATAGCTTTACGATCTCCAATCTATCTTTGTTAACTTTCATATTAACGAACCTATCTGTCTCGTACATACCCGATCTCAGGTAATCACGGCCGCCATCGATAAACACTGTCTTATCAGGGCTTACCCGATAGTCATGGCGATATCGAGAATAAATCACATCACCATTGAATGCTTTGACACCCACGATATGACCTTCTGTAGCAGAGATGCCATCAGCAATCATAGGATGTCCATGCAACATAAACATAGCAAAGTAGTTGGAGCCTTCGGGATGAGCTTTGTCCGTATAAAAGATAGCAGCAGGGAAGTTTAACCACTTGCCATCCTTGTCCTTCAGGCAAGATTCAAACACATATCTACCAGCATACTTCTCTTCGATATCTCTGATCTGCTCTTGCGTCAGAAAAGTGCATTCATTCAATATGTTCATCGATATTTCCTCTTAAATACTTTAGCGTATACTCTCTCTAGACCTACTTTATCTGGATGCTTATGGATCCATTGACCTGTATAAGGACTGAAATGCTCCCTGAAGAAATCATCCATCATCTCATTGCCCGTGACTACCTGAACATTGATCTTGTCAGCGAGAGCGTCAAACTCTGCATCTGACATGACAGGATCATCATGCATCTCATAAGCATATGCTGCTACAGACAATCTGATCCTGTTACGCCTTTCGACGTCCGAATCTATGCCATTAAAGAATGCTTCTATGCTCATGCCGCTTCTGCCATCGCTATGTGTTTGCATGTCTTACGAAATCCGAATCCTGTACAGTTACACGTCTTATTGTTTGTTCCAATAATAACAGTATATGACGTTCCTTTGCCATTGTCAACCATAATGATTTTTTCTTTTGGCGTCGGTTTTGTGTTGACAACCTCACCATTCATCTCTATAATCATATCTGTAGATATTATACGAAACTTCATCTTATCATCAGTCGTAAGGCATACCGCGTCATAGCTCACCCACTTAGGTGTAGGTCC